GCAGTTTATACTAGAATCTTTGTATTACATGAAATATTAGTAGGAAATATTAAACTATGTTTTCTTCCCACCAGTCAGAAGAGAATCCTACTTCAAAATCTTTTATAATTTCTCCACTTTCATAGTCTCCTTTAATTTCAGGAAGTGTTCCTAATGGTATAATAGCATGGAAAGTTCTTTGCCAGAAAATATCTCCTTTACGATTATAGTTTGTTACAATAATAGCAGCGTCGCCGCTATAATCTTTTTTCAAACCTTGTTCTCCTGTTAAAGGATTGTATGCTAATCTCCACCAGTTACGTAAAATTTTGTATACATAAAACTCATTTGCATCATTAAGATTAAGGTTAAAACCAATCTTAATTTCTTTAGTTGTTGTATCTTCAGGTCCTGATTTAAGATAAGTACGTTTAGCAAATTTATATGCTTGGGTTTCTGTTTCAAGTCCTTTGTCCATATCAAGTCCTTCTATTTTAGTAACGTGCTCTAAAATAACATCAGATCCAGCTCTAATTGCAGAAGGTAGTATAAGTTTTACTTCGAATAAGTTACCATAAATTGGTTCTTCGTTTTTCATTGAAGCCTTACTACTTCTATAGTGAGGTAATCCTGTTTGTGCCATATTTTTATCTATGTTTTTATTTTATATATCAAAACTTTTTTAAATTAGTACCTTCATTTTAGAAGGTACCAATTTTATTTAGTAAAGGCCTGTGGATATTTGACCTGTTTTAAGAATGGTTGTTCTATGAACTAAAATTCCTAAACCTTGAACTGGTTCAATGTATGTGTCAAGTATACCATAGTGAGCTTGAATAATTTCGTTTGTATTATTTGTAGTGTCCATTACATTTGAATAACTATAAACTCCGCCATCAGAAAGTACTTGTGCCATGAAATTATCCGCAAGTGTTTTAATTTCTAAACGTACTTGGGCGGTATTGTATTCCCAACGATAATTTTTCAATATTCCTTCAATTTGGTCTTGTATGTAAATAAGTAATTCTCTTACATGTGCTTGAGAAAGAGCTGATTGTACATTTTGTTGACCGGTTTGGTTAGCATTAATTACTAAACCAAATCCTTTTTTGTTAACTATTGCATTATAACCAAATGGTTCAATATAGTCAAGGTCTTGTTTGTCAAAGTTATATTCAACACCTGCTAATCCATTACCAGAAACAACTCCTCTACGAGGACCAGCTATAATAGCATATGGATTTCCTTGATTATTTTTTTCAATAAACAAGTTAGAAACATGTGCTGCAGGTGGAATTGAAACATTTGTTCCAGCTTCTCTAATAATTAAATTAGGACCATACCAAGCCCCATAATTAGAACCTTCATCGATTGTTGGTAAACTAAATACATTAGAAGGATTCAAATCAAGATTTCCACCTTGTGCAATATAATAAGTGTTAAACAATGAAGTAGAATTTGCTTTGAAAAGAGGATTAACACTTTCTTTAAATTGTTTTACAGATGGCATATTTAAAATTGCAAATACTGAGCCGCGATTTTTAGCAAGAGTAGTTAATCTAGATTTTGAACTGCGTTCAATAGTACCTTCGAAACTATCTACAATATAACGGAATGATATGATTTCTCTATCAGTTAAAGCTTGTGCAATATTTGTATTGTACATTACATCTAAAATTTCATTTTGACGGTCAAGTGTACCATTTGGTATTTGAGCATCTCTTAAAGTATAACCATTAAGATTAAAGAATGTATAATTTTGAGCAAAATCTTTAATATCTTTGTATCTTTGAATTTCCCAGTTACTATCAACATAAATAGGTTCGTTAGTTGTTACTTTAATAAATCCATAAGTTGGAGATAACGGATTAGTGTCATTAATAACAGAAGTTATTTTTGTCAATCTAGATTTTCCATTTATAGGAGAAATACTAGTTGCACCGGTTCCACCGAAATTTACTACAAGATATTGTCCTTTAACAAGACGTCCCGTAAAACCATCTTGGCCAAAAGGTCCATTAGGAGTATTATCTAACCAAACTATATTTGTTGGATTAGCTGGCGTTAAATTAGAAGATACTTTAAATTTTTCATTTATATCACCTGTTAAAGTTTTAATCAATACAACACCGCCGTTAAGATTTCCACTTAATGCATTTAAGGTTACATAATTTATTTTTTTATTCAATTTAACATTTGTTAATCCTGAACCAATAACACCAAATAAATCATTTGTAAATGTTTTAGTAAAAGAAACAATACTTGTTGAGTCACCAGCCGCTCCTGTTACTATTTTATCACCATCTGTTATTAATCCTGATTGATAGTCAGCAAACAAGTCAGAGTCTGGACCTGCAAAAACATAATTATTTCCAGAAGCACCTATAATCCAATTCATATCTGATATAACTTTAAGGCTTCCTGTAGAACCGCTTGAAATAGCATCAATTTTATAAAAACCATCTACTAAAGAATTAACAGGACCAGCAATTCCTGAATTTGCATCAAGTGCAAGTTTAATTCCTAATAAAACAGTTTGTCCTGTCGCATCATACGTTTTAGTAACAATTTCAGAATAATTAACGGTAGAAGTAACACCTACAGCTACAGTTGGTAAATAAGTTTTACCAATTTGTAATGTATTTACCCAATTTTCAAAATCTGAAACAGTAGCAAATGCGCTTACATAACCTGCAGGTTTGTCGGCACTAGGTCCATAAACAGTCAAAGTATCATAACAACCCGGAACATATCCATTAGCACTTTGCATAGCTGCTGAAGATCTTAAAAGACCATTAGCAGCAACCCCGGAAGTACCACTAACGATAAAAGACATTGTGTTATTTGCAGCAGATGAATATTTCATATAACTAATAGTTTCTACAATAGAACCAGAATAAGACAAGAAATTAACGGAAGTAGGTTGTTTCGAATTCATAGAATGTCCTACTAAGTCAATTAAGTCCCCGGATAAAAATCTTTGTTTACCTGCAAAAGTTACAGGTTGTTCATCAAACACCGATTTGTTAATAGAAATAAGTAATCCGGTTTTTGGTGTTTCTAGATTGACAATATCTTCAATAAATAAATTATTACCAACTTTATCAGAAGTTTCTGGGATTAAGCATCCTGTATAAACTCCTGCTATAGAAACTTGTGGTAAATTTAAGAAAGAAACTAATCCATCTTTTTGATTTCCATAAGCATCTATATAGATTTTTTTAAGACCATTATTATCAAAATAAGGACCAAAAATAGGGTCAATTGATAAGCTAGTGTAGTTAGAATAGTCACCGTCTAATACAATAACATCAATCATATAATCTGATATGTAGTCATTTTCATTTAAGAATACAGGAACCTTTCCATTACCATACCATTCTTTAGCTGTAATATCAAATCCAATTGCATCAGATTTACGAATAATAACAGAAAGTTGTTTTCTACCGATATTTGCAATCGTAATTAATTTTTGGTTTGCTACACTTTGATAGTCAGAATTAGCTGCGGTGTCTTGCAAAGCTTCTGCATTTGCATACCAAAATTTATCTTTATTAAAGAATCCAGAAACTGGTGCTAATACTGCAGGTGAATTAGCTTCTGTAGATGAACTTGAAATAGATTGGAATTGAGATTTATCAATATTGTCATCTAAGTTAAGTAAATTAAGAGCAATAATAGGGCCTTTTGTTAAACAAGTCAAGGCTGTTCTGTGGAAAAATGAACCTTTTCTTTCAAGAGAAGTATCACGATCTCCGTAAACAGAAGTGAAAAAATCTGTATCTGCGCAATATAATGGAGTGTTAAAAACTCCTTTTTTAGAGAACCCAATTACCAAACGAGTTGTTTGAGAAGGCACACTAATAGTTTGTGATTTGTCGAAAGTAAGACGGTACACACCGCTACTAACAAACTGTTTTAATGATGGAGATATTGCCATATTTTTATTTAGTTTTATTTTATATATCTTTTTGATTTTTAAAAAATGTCATATATGTCTTCTACTTTTTCTCCATCTTCATAAGTTTCATAAATTTCATCTATTAATTTCTGTTTATCAGGATCTAATAAGTCAAAAAATTCTTCTACAATTTCTTCAAAGTCATTTGTTTCCAAGATTGCTGCCGCGGTTATAGAACTCATAAAAAGGTCATCATGACCTGCCTGTGCAGAATAGGTTCCATTTGGATTTCTTGAAAACATTTTAGCCTCATCTACTGTGTTCGTTTCTAATAATTGCATCCTTCCATTACCTATACATTCTCTTAAAAATTCTGAATATAGTATTTTGTTTTCTTTTCCATAACGAATTCCTATAGATTTATGAATAGAAGTTACTCTATGTTTGAATTTAACAAAAGTTTCTTCATCAAAATCGTTTTTATGTGGATATAAAGTGATAAGATTTTTAACAAGTTCAGATCCATAAGTGTTATATTCTAACATTATTCGGATATTTTCTTGATTAAAAATATTTACAGATAACTCATAAAGAATTTTTGCATAATCTTCACCACTAATTAAATTATTTCTAAAAACTCCAATTTGCTTTAATCCGAAAAATTTAGAAAAATTAGCCGCATTTTTGATATTCAAAATGTCACTATTTTCTAATGTAACAACTTCGAATATGTTAATAACAGAATAGTCACGTCCAACTCCTTCAGCTAAATCAACTGAAAATACATAAAAATTAGGGGAATTGAAAAAATCATCTACATCAACATCAGGATCCCACTTTAAATTAGAATAATCGACATATATATCATCTAATGCATCAAATTCTCTAAATACAAAATCTTTTTTATTCCTATCTAAACGTAAAATTTGTTCAGCATTAAGCAATAATGAAGATGATGAAAGAAATTGGCAACCATATTGTTTGTTAAATTCTTCTTCTGACCCCAAATTGGCTATTTCACGTGCTTTCCAAGCTTCGTCTCTACCTGGAACTTGCCACCAATCTACTCTTAACGGTTTATATTCGTTCATTCCATCCAATGCATCTTGGAACAAGTCATGAAATAAATCATATCCATTAGGAGTTGATGAAATAATTACCCTTGATACTTTTGAAGAAGAAAGTGTAGGATAAATATTACCATAAAAAGGCCTTTTAATATTTTCTTGAATATGAGCAAACTCATCCAAGAATAATAAATGAATAGTAAAACTAATACCAGAAGTTTTTGTAGTGTTTTGTGTTATAATACGACATTTGTTATCAAATATCATAGTACCTACATCTTTTTTCATTATACCTGGTTTTAAGAAAAATGGAAGGCCTTCAATAATATTTCTAATTTTGTCCATAATTTCTTTTGTAGTAGCACCCTTATTCGCAATAAGTAGTGCATTTTTTTCAAATTGAAATAATGTAAACCAAATTAAAAAAATAGATGAAGTAATTGTATTATGGGAAAGTATATCATTAGTCCAATATCTGTGATCGTCTGAATTA